GGACTAACCCGCCCGCGCCCGCCTACCTATGTCTGGTATCTCCTTCAACCCGCCGCCTTCCGTTGAAGGCTTCCTGCAGTCCGAGTCGTTCGTCTCGCTCATCGTCGGGCCGGTCGGCAGCACGAAGACCAGCGCGGGGATCATGAAGATCGCCTACCACGCCAAGCAGATGGCAGCGTGCCGGGACGGGATTCGCCGCAGTCGCTGCGTCTGGGTTCGTAACACCCGGCAGATGCTGACCGACACGTCGATCCCGGACTTCCTCAAGTGGTTCCCCGACGGCATCGCCGGCAGCATGGCCAAGACGGACCTCAAGTTCACGATGCGTTTCGACGACGTGGAGTGCGAGGTGCTGTTCCGGGGCTTGGAGGACGCGAACGACGTGCGGCGACTGCTGTCCCTGCAGATCTCCTTCGCCGTGCTCGACGAGTTCCGCGAGATCCACCCCGACATCTACAGCGCGCTGCAGGGTCGTCTCGGCCGTTACCCGGACAAGATGCTCGTGCCGCCGCGCCCGGAGTGGGGCCTGGACGCGAAGGGGAACCCGGTCGGCGGGTGCGTCACCGACGACGGTCGCGAGAACAAGCACCTCTGGGGGATGACCAACCCGCCGGACTTGGACAGCTTCTGGGAGGGCCTGCTCACGGACCCGCCGGATAACGCGTCGGTGTTCTTCCAGCCCTCGGGCCTCAGCCAGGAGGCGGACTGGCTGCAGTACCTGCCGGCCGACTACTACGAGAACTTGGCCCAGGGCAAGGACCCCGACTGGGTCGACGTGTACATCAACGCCCAGTTCGGCAAGTCGCTGTCCGGCAAGCCGGTGTTCAGCAGCTTCAAGCAGGACCTGCACGTCGCCAAGGAGCCGATCCGCCAGATGGGGGCGAACCTCATTATCGGCGTCGACGCCGGCCTGACCCCCACGGCGACCATCGGGCAGCTGGACTACACGGGCCGGCTACTCATCCACGACAGCATCACCGGCGACAGCATGGGTGCGCTGCGGTTCATCCGCGAGCGGCTCAAGCCCCTGCTCGCGAGCAAGTACCCCGGGAAGTCGTCGGTGATCATCATCGACCCGGCGGCGTTCCAGCGGGCCCAGACGGACGAGCGGACGGTCGCGGACATCTACAAGACCGAGGGTTTCCGGGTCATCCCGGCTCGGACCAACGCCATCTCGGCCCGTATCGCAGCCGTCGAGGCGTACCTGACGCGGATGGTCGACGGCAAGGCCGGCATGATGATCGACCCCGGGTGCAGCCTACTCATCCAGGCCATGCGCAGCCGCTACCGCTACAAGGTGAACACCAAAGGCGAGCGGGACGAGTCGCCGGAGAAGAGCCACCCTTGGTCCGACTTGGCGGACAGCCTGCAGTACCTGTGCCTGCACGCCGACAACGGAGCCACATTCGGGGCGAACCACCGGGCCGGGAAGCGGGAGATCAAGCCGGCCTCCACGGCGTTCGTTTACGTTTGACGTGACAGCGACGGGTTTACCGCTACACTTCCGATAGTACACACTCACTTACCTGGAGCTTGCCATGGCGATGCCCCCGTTTCTGAACAAAGGCAAGGGCGCCAAGCCCGGTGACAAGTCGAAGGACGGCAAGGCCGCGAAGGGCGGTAAGGGCGGCATGGCCCCTCCGTTCGCCAAGGGCAAGATGCCCGCCAAAGGCAGCAAGGGCGGCAAGGGCTGCTGATCTAAATGGCCGGACTCCCGCTCCCTGGGGTCGGGCTGGCAGCGGGACCTAACGCCGTACCGAGCACCGGCTCGTTCGGCTCGTTCTCCGCACCTACGCCGCCCACACCCCCCGTACTCGCTGGTAGTGGAACCGCCATCGGCGGAGCCGTCCCCCAGTCGACCAGCATCGGCGGGATCTTCTCAGCCATGAACAACGCCGCCCTCCAGAAGGAGCAGGCGGACGCGGTGAGTAAGGCGGTCGAAGCGCAACAGGCGATGCCTGTGCTGTCCGGCCTCTCGGGCCACATCCGTAACTTCTGGACCCAGGCCGAGAACGCCAAGCGCGTGGTCGAGCAGCGCATGCTCGAAGCCATGTACGCCCGACGCGGTGAGTACACCGCTGAGCGCCTTGCGCGCATCCAGCAGGCCAAGCAGCCGGCCATCTACATGATGCTGGCCGCGAGCAAGATGCGGCAGGTCGAAAGCCTGCTGCGCGATGTCTTGCTGGGCACGGGGTCCGACAAGCCGTGGACGCTGCGCCCCACTCCGAACCCGGAGCTGCCGCCTGAAGAGGTGCAGAAAGTCATGCAGGCCGTCCAGATGGAGCTGACCCAGGCCCTGCAGATGGGCATGCAGCCGACCATGGACGAGGTGCGCCAGCGCATTCGCATGTACCGCGAGCAGTTGGACGCCCGGTTGCTGGAGGAAGCCCGCGTGCGCTGCGAGCGCATGGAGCGCAAGATGGAAGACCAGCTGGTTGAGGGCGGGCTGCTGCTCTGCGTCGACCAGTTCATCACCGACCTCGCGACGTTCCCGACCGCGTTCCTCAAGGGCCCGGTGGTCCGCAAGAAGCCCCAGCTGACCTGGGGCGAGGGCGGGCAGCTGGTTGTTGAGGACAAGCTCGTCCTGAACTGGGAGCGCGTCGACCCGTTCAACCTGTACCCGGCGCCCTGGGCCCGCCATATCGGCGAAGGCCCGCTGATCGAGAAGCACCGTCTGACCCGAGAAGACCTGACCCAGATGATCGGCGTCGAGGGTTACAACGAGGCGTCAATCCGCAAGGTCCTGGAAGAGTTCGGTCGCTCGGGCCTGTTCAACTGGCTGTCGGTCGACTCACAGAAGGCTGCGGCCGAGGGCAAGGACCAGATCGCCGCCAGCACCAACACCGGCCTCATCGACGCTCTGCAGTACTGGGGCTCTGCCTCGGGCCAGATGCTGATCGACTGGGGCATGGACAAGGAGCAGGTGCCGGACGTCGCGAAGGAGTACCAGATCGAGGCGTGGCTGATCGGCCCGTACGTGATCAAGGCTGTACTCAACGCAGACCCGCTGGCGCGCCGCCCGTACTACGCGTACTCGTTCCAGCAAGTGCCGGGCTCGATCTGGGGCAACGGCCCCTACGACCTGATGCATGACTGCCAGGACATGTGCAACGCCGCCGCGCGTTCGCTTGCGGCCAACATGGGTATCAGCTCCGGCCCCCAGGTCGCCATCATCGCGGACCGCCTGCCCCCGGGCGAGGACGTGACCGAGATGTACCCCTGGAAGATCTGGCAGTTCGAGACGGACCCGATGGGCTCGACCGCTGCGCCGATCTCGTTCTTCCAGCCGAACAGTAACGCCAACGAGCTGATGGCCGTGTACGAGAAGTTCTCGACGCTGGCTGACGAGTACACCGGCATTCCGCGCTACATGGCCGGCTTCAACGAAGGTTCGGGCGGCGCTGGCCGCACGGCCTCGGGCATGTCCATGATGATCGGCAACGCCAGCAAGATCATCAAGCAGGTGGTCGGCGGCATCGACATGAACATCTGGACGCCGCTGCTGGACCGGCTGTACTACTACAACATGCGGTACTCCGAAGACGACGACCTCAAGGGCGACGTCAAGGTCGTCGCGCGCGGTGCGCTGTCGATGGCCGTCAAGGAAGCCGCCCAGGTCCGCCGCAACGAGTTCTTGCAGGCCACCGCCAACCCGTTCGACATGCAGATCATCGGCATGGAAGGTCGGGCCGAGGTGCTCCGCGAGGCTGCGCGCGGTCTCGACATGAATACGGACAAGGTGGTCCCGCCCGTTGCCATCTTGAAAGAACGTCAGGCCCAGCAGATGATGCTGCAGGCCCAAATGATGCAACAGGGGGGCGGCGCGGGCCAGAACGGAGACCAAGCCGGAAACGGTCAGGAACTCCAGGACGGCGCGCCAGTGACCGACAACTTTCAGCCAGCGAGCGGCAAGTGACGCAAGAAGACATGACGCTCCGTGAAGAATATGCCCGCAACCCTTTCAACTGGAAGGATGTGCTGGCTGTTGCGGCGTTCGCCGTGACCATCGCCACGATGGTCTGGCAGGGTGGCCGGCTGGTCGAGAAGCAGGAGGCCATCTCCCAGCAGATCACCACGCTCAACGCCCAGCTGCAGGCCATGCAGGGGACGCAGACGATCTACTCGACTGAGCTGGCGCGCCTGCGCGGCAAAGACGATCTGCACGACGAGCAGATCCGCCGGCACGGCCAGGACCTCGAAGACCTGAAGCGCCGCCGGTGACGACCATGCACTTGCTCAAGGACTGGGTCCGCATCTGCAAGAAGGCGTGGAGCGTGCGCTTCGCGCTGCTCTCGGCGCTGCTTGGCGGCATCGAGATCGCCGTCCAGTTCCTGGCCGCCACGCGGCCCACCCCGTACTTCGCCATGGCGGCGGCCATAACCAGCGTGCTGGCGGCGGTGTCGCGCATCGTGGCCCAGCCCAAGGCGTTCCAGCATGACGACGAGTAACCGCGCCCGCGCGGGCGTTGCCGGCCTCGCCCTGTCCGCCGCTGCCTTCGTTGGATTCCTCCAGCATGAGGGCTTCCGCGACGAGGCGTACCACGCCACCGCCGAGGAGAAGGCGCGCGGCATCAACACAATCGGCTTCGGCACGACCGAAGGCGTCAAGGCCGGCGACAAGATCAAGGTCGAGGACGCCCTGGTGCGCGCCCTGCGCGACTCGGCCAAGTTCGAGGGCGCCATCAAACGCTGCGTGACGGTGCCGCTGCACCAGTACGAGTACGACGCCTACGTCTCCCTGGCCTACAACATCGGGGATGGCGCGTTCTGCAGCTCCACCCTGGTGAAGAAGTTGAATGCCGAGGACTACGAGGGCGCCTGCGCTGAGATCTCCCGCTGGGACAAGCAGGGCGGCGTCGTGCTGCGCGGCCTGACCAAACGCCGCGCTGAAGAGCGCGCCAAGTGCGAGGGCAAGACCCAATGATTACCGCCCCATTCAAGTTCGCGGTGGCGTTGATCGCCACCTTTTTTATCGCCGGCGTCTTCGGTGCTGGCTGGATGGTGCGCGGCCACATGGCGGACGCGGAGGTCGCCAAGATCATCGCCAAGTACGAAAGCGAAAAACGCGCTGCGGCGGAACAGTACGCCCACAGTATCGAGAAGGCGCGCAAGGAGGCGGCCTACACTCAGAAGCTCATCCAGGAGGCCCAAGATGCAGAAATCAAAAAGCGAGAAGCTGCCGAAGCTGCTCGCCGTCGTGCTGACGTCAACGCTCGCAGCCTGCGGGACGACCTGCAAGCCACCCGCGCCGAGCTTGCCGCCCTCAAAGACGATCCCTTCGCTTCCCCTCGCTGCAAAGCAGCCGCAGCGTCCGGCGCAATGTGTGCCGACCTGCTTGGACGGTGTAGCGAGCGACGACGCGAGCTGGCTGAGTTCGCTGAAAGCAGCGCGCGTGCCGGCGAACTCTGCGTCCAGTCCTACGAAGCCCTGACTCCGTGACTGTCAGCGCCGACCTCCTCAAGTCTTTCGCTCGCGTCGGTACGCCGATCGAGCAGTGGATCGCCGCCGAAAAGGCGGCGGCCATGAAGATTCTCGCCGTTGGTAGCGGCGAGATGATCCCGCGAGCGCAAGGCCGCTACGTCCTTCTCGACGAGCTGCAAAGCTTCATCGAAAAGGGGAAGCAGTTGCGTTAAGCCAACGCTCGTGATACCGTGCTCGCGCAAGTGAGCAATCACTAACCACCCTGGGCCCTCCCAGGACACTGGAGACCGACATGTCCCTGCCGAAAGCGATCCAACGCCAAGCCGAACAGGCCGCCGCAGCCCAAGCTGCCTTCGACCAGTCCCAACAGCAAACCGCTGACCTGATCGAAGACACCAGCCAGCTGACCCCGCCTCCCGCTGAGCCGCCGACCCCGCCGCAAGCACCTGCCCCCGCTCCCGAGGCGGACTGGAAGCACAAGTACGAGACTCTGCAAGGTTTGTTCAACCAGCGGACCGCACAAGCCCAGGCCAAAACCCTCGCTCTTGAGTCGCAGCTCTCCGAGATCCAGCGCGTCGTCGCTGATCTGACGAAGGCCCAGGCTCAGAAACCGGAAGCGCCGGCAGTCATGGACCCGAAGGACGTCGAAGCTTTCGGCGCCGACATGCTCGAAATGGTCAAGCGATACGCTGAACAGACGTTCAACCAGCTTGGCGCTCGTTTCGACACGAAGGTGCAAGAGTTCGACGGCCGACTGAACGTGCTCGAAGGCAAGGTGACTGGCGTTGACGCCCGAACCACCGAGACCATGGAGCGTTCGTTCTACGCCACGCTGGAAAAGCTGGTGCCGGATTACGAAGCCATCAACGCTACCCAGCGCTGGCTTCAGTGGTTGGGGGAGATCGACCCGGTCTACGGGGCGCCTCGCCAAGCCGCACTGGACGCCGCTTTCTCTCGCCTGGACGCAGAGCGCACCGCAGCCGTGTTCAAGGCGTACAAGGCGACCATCCCTCCCGCGCCCTCCGCAGGTTTGGAAAATCAAGTTGCGCCGAATGGCGCGGCGTCTGCCCCCGCCCCGGCGGCTAACCCGGCGCAAGGTCGGATCTTCTCGCAGAAGTTTGTCGAGACGTTCTACAACGACATTGCCAAGGGCAAGTACCGTGGGCGCGAAGCTGAAGCCGAGCGCATCGTCGCTGAAATCGACCTCGCGGCCCGCGACGGCCGCATTCGTTAAGGACCTGTCATGGCAGTCATTACCCCCGGTGTGGTCACCCCCGTTGGTGCGCCGTACAACACCAACCCGAGCTACTCGGGCACCTTCATCCCGACCATTTGGTCGAGCAAGCTGAACGTCAAGTTCTACGCCACGAGCGTGTTCGCAGACATCTGCAACCGCAACTGGGAAGGCGACATCAGCAACCTGGGCGACAAGGTCGTCATCAACAACATCCCGTCGTTGGTCATCAACGACTACGTTGTCGGCGGCAACCTGAACTACCAGACCCCGACCCCGAACACCATCGAGCTGGTCATCGACCGCGCGAAGTACTTCGCGTTCAACGTGGCCGACGTGCTGGAGTACCAAGCCCAGCCGAACCTGATGGACATGTTCAGTCAGGACGCCGCTGAGCAGCTGCGCACCACGATCGACTCGACCTGCATCTACCGCACGTTCACGCAAGGCGCCGCCGCCAACCGTGGCACCACGGCTGGTGCGAAGTCTGGCTCGATCAACCTGGGCTCTGACACCGCTCCCCTCCAGTTCACTGGCAACCCCAACACCGTGTTGAACACGATCTTGGGCATGGCCTCGGTGCTGGACGAGCAGAACGTGCCCGACAGCGATCGCTTCCTGGTCATCGACCCGGCTACCCGTCTGTTGCTGCTGCAGTCTGACCTGAAGCAAGTGCAGATCACCGGTGACTCGACCAGCCCGATGCGCAACGGCATGATCGGCAAGATCGACCGCTTCCCGGTCTACCTGTCCAACCAGCTGCCCACGATCGCCGCCAACGGCACCTCGTGGATCTCTGGCGACGGCTCGGAGACCTCGGTGTCGGCATTGACCAATGCCAACAAGCGTCGCGCCATCATCGCCGGCCACAAGTCCGCGATCAGCTTCGCCAGCCAGATGACCAAGACCGAGCAACTGCGCAACCCGACCGACTTCGGCGATCTGGTGCGTAGCCTGCAGGTCTTCGGCCACAAGGTCACGAAGCCCGAATCGCTGGTTCTGGCCGTCGCCTACTGATCTGAAGGAGAACTGACATGGGTCTCGGTATCACTCTCGGTCGCGCTGACAGCGGCGTCGACACCATCACCCCGGTCGGCACCACGCTGGCCGGCGCCCCCACCCTGACGGGCTTCGTGAACGTGTTGACGGCTGCGGCCGGCAACGTGGCTTGCGTCCTGCCCACCAACCCGGGCGGCCCGGTGACGGTGCTCAACACCGCCGCCACCGCTGTGTCGTTGACGGTCTTCCCGCCCACTGCGGCCGGCAAGATCAACAACGGTTCGGCCGGTGCTGCGCTGTCGGTGGCGCAGAACAAGACCGCCACGTTCTACCCGTTGGCCAACGGCGTGGACTTCGCGGCTGTCGTGTCCGCCTAAGTTAGCACCCACTCACCTCAGAGCGTGCTAGAGTACGCCCGGCCCACCAGCCGGGCGTACTTGTTTGGGGCCTATGCCGACCGTAACCGCGCAGACCATCGCAGACCGCGCTACCCTCATCCTCCAGGACGAGGGCAATGTGCGCTGGGAAGCTGCCGAACTCCTCGGTTGGATCAACGACGGCCAGCGCGAAATCTTCGTGCACCGCCGCGACTCCTCGTCGCGCGTAACCGCTGTCTCCCTCGCCGCAGGGACGAAGCAGAGCCTTCCAGCTGACGGCGTCCTTCTCCTGGACATCAAGCGGAACGCCGGCACCGCCGGCACCACGTTCGGCGCCCCCATCCGCCGCACGTCCATGGACCTCATGGACGCAGTGAGCCCCGGCTGGCACACCGCCACGGCCTCGGCCACCATCAAGAACTTCATGTACGACCAGCGGACTCCGACGGTCTACTACGTGTACCCACCCGCCGCCACGCCGACGTATGTCGAGCTGGAGTACGCAGCGAACCCGGCCCAGGTGGCCGCGCTTGGTGACGTGATTGGCGTGTCTGACGACTACGCCAACGCCCTGCTGGACTACGTGCTGTTTCGCGCGAACTCGAAGGACCACGAGGACGACAACGCCATGGCCCGCGCGCAGGCGCACCGCGCGCTGTTCGACGCGGTCCTGGGCAATAAGACGGCGGCTGACGCGGGTGCCGCCAACCCGGCAAATCCGAAAGGCTGATCATGGCTTCCTTGAGCAGCTTCTTCCCCTACGTCCTGCCCTACGTCATTGGCGCGCCTGAGCCGCTGCTGGAGCGCGCCGTACGCGACGCGTGCATCGACTTCTGCATGCAGACGTCGCTGGTGCAGGAAGTGACCATCGCCAACCTCGTGACCGGGCAGGCCGACTACGAGATCGACACCCCGTCCCAGTCCAAGCTGGCCACGGTACTCAAGGTGTTCTACCGTGGTGAGGTCCTGACGCCGTCGTCCATCGAAGACGTCTCAGTGGCAGCGGCGTTCGACGGGACCGGTGACAACTCCGCCAGCAAGACCTACTTCCAGAAAACCCCGTCCACGGCTGAGATCACGCTGTACCCCGCGCCGGACGAAGACGTCACGGCTGGGCTGGTCATCCGCGCTGCGTACACCCCGACGCGCACGGCCACGCAGGTCGCCGACGAGCTGTTGGAAGACTGGTGCGACGCGATCGGCAAAGGCGCCGCCGCGATCATCATGGACATGCCGGGGCAGCCCTACAGCAACCCTGGCATGGCGCTCAACCTTTCTGCTGCGTTCTCCTCGGCCATCAGTTCTGCCTCCATCCAAGCCCGCCGGGGCCAGATGGCTGTGGCATCCCGTGTTAAGCCCCGGCCTTTCGTGTAAGGACCCGTCATGTCCAAGAGCAATACCCTCGAAAACGATCTGCTGTTGCTGATCTTCAACAACACCGGCGTGTCTCTCGTCGGCGATGCGACTGGCTTGCGCGGCTCTACTACCGCGGGAAGCTTGTTCGTGAGTCTGCACACCGCCGACCCTGGTGAAACCGGCACCCAGAGCACGAGCGAGGCCACCTATACCGGCTACGCACGCGTTGGCGTCGCGCGCAGCGCCGGCGGCTGGACGGTTACCGCTAACAGCGTGAGCCCCACCGCCGCGATCACGTTCGGCGCCTGTACCGCTGGCACGAACACGATCACCCACTTTGGCGTGGGCACGGACTCCTCGGGTGCTGGCAAGCTGCTGTACAAGGGCACTGTGACCCCCAACATCGCGGTTTCGTCCGGCGTCACCCCGCAGCTGACCACCGCCACCGCAATCACGGAAGACTGATGGCCATCTGGGGCGCCTTCAGCCAGCGGGTCCGGGTTCCTCCGGCCTTGGCGATGGGCGCCCTGTGGCACCACTGCGGTGTGCTGGACCTGGAGCGCGGCAAGGTCATCGAGGCCCTGATGTTCAAGGGCGTGGTGGCAACGCCGCTGGCCGAGTGGGTCGAGCGATACCCGCGCGTGAAGTTCCGGCCCTACGCCGTGCCCAACGCCAGCCTGGGGATCGAGTTCGCCCGGCTCCAGGAGGGCAAGGACTATGACTACGCGGGCGCCCTGGGCGTCCCCTTCCGCACCGATTGGCAGAACCCGCACGCTTGGTACTGCCACGAACTCCTGGAAGCGACCCTGAAAGCCGCAGGCGCCCGCCGTTGGTACGACGACACC